GAGCAATTTAGCTAGTGGGTGAAAATAGGGTTGTGGTAGCCCGATACCAATGGCGGAAAGAACGCTGTAAGGGAAAGAGCGTATGAGTAATACGTGTTAGTCCTTATGGGGTTCAGGTGGAAAGACACCCGCCCACTGGAGTTAAAGGAAGGAGTTAAGATGGATGCTCAAGACAACGAACCTCCGAGTAATGTGGCTCTTGGCACAAGGTGTATTCTTACCCTTAGTGCTCTGGCTAGACGACTTGCGAGTCTCTGGAGAAGTCTTGGGAGCAGTAGGAGTCTTTGTCCTCCTGGAGGGATTGTATCTTATAGACTCCTTGTTGTTCTTGGCAATCTTTGGGGATAAGGACTCACAAGGAGGCAAGAAGGGATAGGTCTTGCCTAATATCAGTCCCTGTTAGAGCATTACCTATACTAACCCAACCATCTACTTGCTCGGTAGCAAAGAGTTCAATTCGGGGTAAGTCCCCCATCAGTTGGACTATCCTACCTCTAATCTCATCAGGCTTCTGGGAGTGTTTCCTCTGTGGGGAACGGAGAACTTGATAGATTCCTTTATTGATTCTTTTAGGATGTCCTTTAGTGGCTAATAAACATATCTCAGCATTGGCTCTTGTCCAGTAACCAAGACCACATACTGGTTCACCATTAGAGTATATCTTCTCCCAGGTAAAACCTACTGTCTTATACTCAAATCCCCAAGCAGGTATTACTTCTAAACATTCCAGAAGATTGGGGAATGTTACCCAGAGGAAAAGGACACAGTTGTCGGAGGTTATATCCTTAACAGGAAGATTCTTTATGTCCTCTATGATCATTACATTATAATGAGCGGAGGCTGACTTATGCCTCCCTTTAGCAGTCCAAACCCTGTATGTCCAAGGTGGGTCAGCGTAGATTATATCAAACTTCATAGCTAATATCTGGTTATCCTTTCAGAGCACTTATTTGAGGCTCTACAATGCAAAAAGAAGCCCCTTAAAACTTGGGTGCTTATGATTTATCCTTGCTAGGGGGTTTGTCCCTTTCCAGCTCTTCCTTTAACACCTGTGCTATGGCATCGGGACAGCTTTCCACCCGCTTCTTTGTGCCATTCTCCCCATAATAATCTCCTGGAGTAGAGCACTTAATATCCATCAACTGCTTGATACACTCATTCAGCCAGAAAGAATCAGGAACTCCACACCTGAGACCAAGGGTAATTATCCTCGTTAGCCCTTCACACTGGCATCTGGCACAACTACCTGATTTACCCAGTGTGGCAAAGACCTCCAGAACATTGTTTGTCTTCTCATCCCTGTTTACTGTAATGTATAAGTTACCACAACCAGTGGTTATTCTGGGTGTTACCCCTTTGAGTACCTTTGGTCTTGCAATCTTCTCCATTTAGAACCCCTTTCTTCTGGCATCACTATATTCCCTGAACCTTATCAGGAAGAACATTTCAGCTACTCCAGGACTGAGTGGGTTTATTTTCCCAATAAGAGGTTTAGGGAGATTCCCCCAATCCTTACTGTTAAACATAAGGTCTCTTGCTTCAGTAGAGCCAATAATATTATCAGCTTCTTTAACCATCTTCTTTACAGTTGGGAGATAGCTTACCCCAAACTTCTTCATTATCAGGGTAAGGGCTTTTTCCTCTGCTTCCTGAATTGCAACAAGAGTATACTTGATTGGTCTTATAACATCCCCAAGATAAGCCTCTGCAGCATCGTGGAGCAATCCCGCCAACTTTAACTCTGGGGGCAGTATATCTGCTACCCGTAGGCAATGCTCTGCTACTGAAAAGAACTTCTTGCAGTGTCCATTATACCTGCAAATCATACTGAGGGAATGAGCAATAGCTTCAATCTCAATATCCCCCTCTTTCAGGTCAAAGGGGTTGGCTTTTCCACCCCCATAGGTTTCCATCCATCCCTTATACTTGCCCTTGAAAAGACCCACATCATCAAACTTATCCACCTTTAGCCTCCTTATGGAGTATCCTGACTAACTTGGAATAAACACTTACATCCTGGAGTCTGGTATCCAGATTCTCCACCTTGCCCTCATAGCCACCAAACAGCATCCTACCAGCTGCATCTAACTGCTTCAGCATATAGATGTAGCCTACCTGTGCAGGGGATATGTCAGCCCCCATAGCCTTGAGCATATCAGAGACCCGATAGAAATTTCCCAGAGGATTTCCCCCTCTGGCGTAATCCTGGTTCTTCTCTGAATGGAGCTTGTTCTCCTCTTCAGTCATCTTGTAGAAATCGGGATGACCATGAAACTTATTCTTGTCCACTATTCCTCCTTTGTATAAACAGTATCCACCAAGAAGTAGCAGTAAGAGAAGAGGATACAACAGCTAACCAAAATCCCATTGAGACATAGACCCCTATATAGACAGTAAGGACTATTGCAGTAGGGAGACTGGTAGCTATTGGGGGCTTATGCTTGCTCTTAATCATAAACCACAGACTAGGAGCGAAGGCAAAGCCCAATACCATAAAGGTCAGGTCTTGCCAAATCATTACTTAACCTCCTCCAGATACTTTATTGTCTGTTCAATGAGATACTGCATTGATGGGGACAGCAGTACTCTCTGTTCCAGCTGAACCTTCCAGAACCTTATAATCTCTTCCTTAGTCATACAATCACCTTCACTGCTTGCCTTGGTTTATCAGGCAACTCTTTCCAGTAAGCTGACTTGGGTGTAAGGAGCTTTATCAGTGGCGTAGTTAAGTCAGAGGGGGGAAAGCCCCCCGCTTCTGCATACCCGCCCCACTTGAGATAGGCATTGGTCTTTACCAGCATCTTCCTGTGGGCTGTTATCCTGCCAATCCTGAACCCTGTAGGCTCACCTTTCCCATTCCGTTCCTGATGTGTTCTTGGGTCAGGGAGGAAATAAATATCAGGAGCTACATTCACCACGTGGTCGTGACTCATACAGTAGAAGTTAGCGTGTATCCAAGTAGATAGCCTCTCTACCTTGACCGCCTTGGCTGCCTTAGTTCTAGCTCCACCATAGCCATGAGTCTGGTAGAACCAGAACACATAGGGAGCTCCCTTTGTTCTGTTATTCCCATCCCCAAAGGTAATCTTATGGAGTAACCCTTCCGACCTGTAGGGGACTCCCAGAGCCTTGGCTATGTCCTTCATTATGTGGATACCAGCCTCTTGCCATATCCTGCTCTCGTGGTTGCCATCTACAAGACCCAGTATCTTGGCTCTGTGGGGATAGAGCAACTCTAGCATCTTGTCCCTCTGGTCTTCAGGAGAGCCTACTTGCTTGAAGATTTCCCCCTTGGAAGTCTTGAGGGTAGACTCACACAAGTCCCCATTTCCAAACCCATAGGCATTAGGTCTGGATAGAAAAGCCAGTGACCGCTGGAAGTGCTTGAGAGAGAACAGGGGATTGCCAAGGTGGGCATCTGATAAGCCCAGAATATCTACCAGGTCAAACTCTGTATCCAGCTCGTGTGCATAGTAGATAAGCTCACCTGGGACTACTATTTCTTCCAATCTGCTATCCTCCTTATTATTCCATTGTAGAACTCCTTGTCTATCTCGTAGCCAAGGAAGTTCCTCTTAGTCTCCATAGCTGCAATACAGGAAGCCCCTGAACCCAAGTAGGGGTCAATGATGAAGTCCCCCTCATCAGTAGCTATCTCGATAATCTTCCTGTAGAGGGCTACTGGTTTTTCCGTTGGATGAATACGACTTGTTCCCATCCTGGGAATAGCCCACCCATCTATGTCATTAAGCCTAGCTCCCTTATACTTCCATCCCTTGCCCTTAGTGCCAAGGAATATGACCTCATACTTGCATCCAAAGCTGCCCTCCAGGTCTCCAGCTGCCCAGTTGCCCTTATCCCAGATAATCTCATTCCTGAGAAAGCTGTGGAATCTCTGTTGAAACCACCAAGCCTCCTGCCAGTTAGTAAAGTACCAGAAGCTCTTCCCATCCTTGAGTACACGGATACACTCCTGGACTACCTTTAGCTGGTCTTCCTGAGACTGCTGGACAAGGGACTGGGACAGCTTGCCCTCCTTATCCTTCCTGTGTCCTGTCTTGTAGTCGAAGTATGGGGCGTCTATGAGGATACAGTCTGCTATCCCTGTATCCATCTGGAGCAATCCCTCCAGGCAATCACCCATAATTATCTGTGGAGGGAGTATCATTCAGCTACTTCCTTTATTGTTTCCTCAACCCAAGTACATTGTATAGAAAATCTACCCATAAATCTCCATATAAAACGAGTAAACCATCCAATAGGCTCTACTGTTACTGATACATCATTGATTCTTTTATTGGGGTCAGATATACTGAGAATAAAATCAGGGCTTTTCACTCTTCCTCCTTCTAAGCACCTATCAGTACTGGTGGTGGTTTTACCAAAGGGACAGGGGCATTACCCCCTCTTGGTCTTTTCTCTTGACCACATACAAGGCAATGCCATACAGTAGCACTTCCCATATCGGGAACAAAGTCTTCCTTGTGGGGTGTGTTCTTCTTGCATAAGCCTTTACAGTACAGCATCTCTACCGTTCTTCCATCAAGGGTAGTTTTCTCATCCATCTACTTAGCCTCCTTCTTCCTATCCAGTTCAGTATCTACCTCTTCGTGGTGCTCCTTGCATAGCCACCTTACTGTGTATGGCTTCTTGTAATCATCGTGGTGGGCTTCTACCTCAAGGCTGCCACACTTCTCACAGGGCTTCTTGGGTATCTGCTTGATAACTGACCTGGCGAACACCTTGTCATAGTGCTCATTCCTGTGCTTTCTGGCTATCTCCCTGCGGTATTTAAGGTGTTCTTTACTGTCCAACTGCAATCATCTCCCCGTAAACTTTGCCAGTACTGATAGAAAATGGGTACTGAGGAAAGAACTGTGAAAGTTCCTTGCACTGTTCCAGAGCTTGTGGCAGAAGGGCATCTGGACACTCGAAAACAAGCTCATCGTGAACCTGTAACACGAGCCTGATAGACTTATCAAACATAGCCCTTAATTGTAGCATAGCCAGCTTCACAATGTCAACGGCTGTGCCTTGGACAATGGTATTGACTACCTCCCTTTCAGCCTTCTCCCGCATCTTCCAAGTACCGCCAGACAGCTCTGGTATGGGTCTAATCCTGCCGAACATATTGACCACATAGCCATCCTCTTTAGCTTGGGCTACCTTGTCTGCCATCCATTGATACAGTACTGGATAGGTAGCCCTGTGGTCTGCCATAAACTGGGTAGCCTCTTCCAGTGAACACTCCAGCATCTCTGATAGCTTGTACTCATCAGCCCCATACACCAGTGCAAAATTACCCTGCTTGGCTTTGTACCTTCTGGACTTCATTTCATCTGCATCATCAGTCCACCCAAACATACGGATGGCGGTAGCGAGATGGAGGTCTCCAGTTCGGAGGTCTTCAAGCATCTTGGGGTCTTGGGAGAGAACAGCTAATACCTTTAGCTCAACCTGGATAGCATCCAGAGAGAGGAAGGTATGACCCTGCTCTGCTACTATACAGGAACGCAGTGTAGGAGGCTTATCAGGCATTAGCCAGCTCCATCAACACATCAGCGTGGCATTTCAGAGGAGCACACCAGCATACCCAATCTATTCCTTTATATTGCTTCAGTTCCTCTAGTCTTTCTGGGTCATTCTCTATATCCCCTTGGTAGAGTTGAATAACATCCGTTCTAGTCATAGGTCTCCCAGTCTTTGGATGAGGAGCACCTATTCTGTACTCATTCCCCCATCTACCTGGTCTACCTGCATAGATAGCGTCTTTAGGAATGTTCTTATCTGTTCTCTTATTGTATACTTTAGGCATCTATTCCTCCTCAAGGTCAAATTTGGAGTCTCTTGTTATGTTCTGATGATTAGGTTCAGAACTGCTCCACCTACCAGTGTTGGTATACCCAAACTTGGTATGCAGCCTACCAGTATAGTCTACCTTCCTGAACGCTGGAATGTACGTTGTGATGTTCTTCATAAGGCTTCTCCATTTGAGTAGCTTGTTAGTCACAGGCAGGTTGAGGGGCTTCAAGGACTCCTCCGATACACTGTCCTTAGCCCCCTTGGTCTTCCTAGTGCCTACGATGCCCTTAGTCCGCAGGGCTTCTGCCACCTGTGGATTACTGAACAGGTTCTCTACACCAAGCTCTTCCAGAAGCTCCTTCTCCATTGGGGAGGTTCTCTCTATCACAGACTGCTCTACCTGGGTAAGCCTGTACTGGTCTATCAGTAACCCCCAGTGCTCCATCTCCATAAGAAGCTCCACACAGGGTTTATCAATAGTCCTGTATAGCTCTGTCTTGGGGAGAGTCTGTTCCAATGCAAAGGTGTTACAAGCGTGGGTAATGCAGATACCCCCCATCTTGAGATGGTCTATTCCAATATTGCCCTGATTGGGCTTCCTCCATTGGTCAGTCACGGAGGGGCAATCCCTGCCTAGGATGCTTCTGGATAACTCCTCCAGACTATTCTCCAATATCCCAGCACTGTAAGCAATCATCTTGGTGTCTTCATAAGCTCTGATTGTGTAGCCAAGACCCCTGAGTAGTGGTATGTCGAACTTACAGTTCTGGAATATAACAGTCTCTGTACTGTTAAACACTTCCACCAGCATCGGGTCTCTTACATTGAAGAAATAGAAGCCAACCTCTGGACTGATAGCTACCCCTATGCCAAGAGGAAGGGTATTGTCCAGACTGACTGTCTCTATATCAACAGCAATTTTAGCCTTGTGGCTTGTCAGGAGTCTTTCGGACTCTTCTCTTGACAGCTGAGGCTGATTTGACAGAAACCGCATTGGTATCCTCCTGCATCTTTAACCATAGCATATCACCACTGAAGGAGTCCTGGGATACAGCAAAGGGCTCATACCCCTGTGCCAAGTACCCAGATACCTTCTTTGGCTGACTGACCTGAACTGCAACAACCTTCCAAGTTATCAAAAGTCCTCCTTTACCAGAATTATATTACAGTGGCATCTATTACAGTACCTGAACACTGTATCACTGTTAATTGTTCTGTGCCAACCAGACCATTTGTGTCCTCTAAAAAAACAGATTATCCTTGCTATCATGTCTTTATCTCTTGGGTAATTGCGGAGGGAACTCTGGAGGAGCTAACGCCTCAAAGACTATCTTACGCATATCAGCTAGATGCTCTCTGATAGCTTCTACCTCCTTATCCTTAGCCTTCAAGGAATCTGGGGCATACCCAGCTTGGACAAGACCTTCTGCTAGACCCGTAAGAACCTGTCTTGCAGATACACCATCAAACCTCAGTGTTGGTTCAGGGGTTTCCATACCAGGAGTTCTCCTTGTTACAAGTGTCAGGTTTATTGGCTGGACAACAGTTTCCTCCTCCCCATTCTTAAAGATAAACCAGACATTAACGCCATCAAATACCTCATCATATCTGACTACTACATTCCATCCTTCATTCATTTACCCACCCCTTTCTTTAGCTTCTCAAGTAACCCTTTCCCAAAGCCCTTATTCAGTAACAGTTCTTCGTCACTGGTGTTCAATATAGACCAGATACTCTCGTACTTGTTGATGAGCTGTATAGCCACCTTTTCGGGGAGTCTTGAACATAGCCCTAGGAGCTTGGACACCGCAGGATTGTTGGTGAGCTTGGTAGGCATACTCATAACCCGCACACGCTTGAAGAGCGTATGGGCTTCTTCAGGCTTGGTTCTTTGCTTGTAGATAGTCTCCACCACAGTCATACTACATCTGAAGTTAGCACTGGACAGTACCTCTATCCCAAGTTCAGATAGCCTTATCTCCAGAGCCTTCTCATACTCGTAGGTTGTATGGGGGTAGATGTGTGCTCTGAAATAGCCCCTGTTCCCTCCCTTATGGACTGCCAGAAGCCCATCTACATCATCAAAGACTCCCTCTGTTAGGAGGACTACCTTACTGTAGTTATCCTGACAGTGGTATAGCTGGGACTCCAACTCTCCAGACCTCATCTTCTGGACAAGGTTTCCTACTTCACAGCGTTCTATGCCAAAGGGTTCACCATCTCGGTCTAAGAAGGCATAGTCAGCTGCTTCCAGCCTCTGTACTGTATAGGGTACCTTAATCAGACTAAGTAGCTCAGGGTGCTCTGTAACCTCTCGTGAATCAATGTTTAAGATTGGAATACCCCCCATAGGCTCCTCAACTCTTTCCAGTAAGGTTCTAACCAAGGTGCTATCCTAAGCATTAGGGAGGTAGCTTCTTTTGACTTACTCCCACAGATTATACTCAAGGAGCGTTGTGTTAAGGTAATCATAGTTATACCCCCTTTTTCCAATCTGCAATAATATGAACAAGGTATCCTAAGAGGATAGGAAGAAGTAGAACACCCCAAAGAAGTCCTATACCCCCACAGAATAAATAGGTAGACAAATCATCCCCTTCAAAAATATCTACTCCTCTACGCCTCATAGAGACAGAGAAGATAATTGCCCCTAACAGATATACAGCTATTAACAGTAGTATCATAGAGCAATTCCTCTGTGCTCTGCATATACTGTAAAGAAGTCCCGACCAGTGAACTCGAACTCCTGGAGTGGCTCCTGCATTGGACTGCCCTTCTCCTTGACCAGCTTGAAGCAGTACTTCTTCTCCCGTATCTTGTAGTACAGGACTGCTATGGTTCGGAATCTGAACTTGTTGTGCTTTTCCCCTTCCAGCTTCATCCCGAACTCCCTAGCCATAATACCTTCCAGACCAGTCTGTGGCACTTTCTCCTTGGGGGAGAAGTCAGTAAGGCTGGTAGTAGCCAGCACATTGAAAGGACTCCAGCGGATAGCATCATCGAATATGTCCTCATTGTGCATACGCTTGATTACAGTCCAGTCAGTGAGCCCATCGAAGCCACCAAAGTCTGCTTTCTTGGCTTCCCTCCGCAGGGTTATGATATGCTGGGAAGGAGACTCCCCAAATACATCCCTGGAGAAGCTGTTCTGTGCCAAGTCCCAGAAGACCCCCATCATATCAAAGCACATCCAATCCTGGGGGGTAAGGACTGCCTTGGCTTCATTATACTTGGCTGTGAACTCAGTCCAGTTGGGTTTAACCTCCACCACAGTCAGGTTGGGGAGTTGCCCTACCAGACCCATCTCTTCCACTGTAAGGTTAATATCTCCCTCTGCATCGAAAGCCCATACTTGCCTGTCAGGGAAGAGGACTGCCAGGTGGATGATGGTTAGGGTCTTACCTGAGTTTGTCCCTCCCCCTACTAAAATCTTTTCTCTCACTTATTCACTCCTATCTGATGAACCAGTATTCCCTTTGGGCAGTGTTCCCACAAATCACAGAAGTGGTTGCACCTCATACCATCCCAACACTCCTGGTTATTACAGGGCATATCCCATCCTTTCTCAAGAGCACTCTCAAGGCAATCAGCCTTGTACTCGAAGTATTCAGTAACATATTGGTCAGGAAGTATCTTGACTGGTATCTTATAGGTGTTCCTGAGTACTCCCCTGTCCTTGGAGGTATACAGCCCCCCATCTCTAACCAGTACTCTCAGATACAGCTTCTCAGCTATCAACCCTACCTTCTCCTTGAGCATTACACGGTAACGGTTAAGCTGTAGCTCTGCTTCCCAGTTATCAGCTTTGGCAGGGTCTTGCCCAAACACTGGTATCATCTTGGCACTACCAGCTCTGCCCCACTTGGAGTTAGTCTTGTAGCACTCCCCGCTTGGGTCAGGTTGCTTGCCAGTCTCCACTATACCCAGTGCCTTGGCTACCTTGAAGCTCCCCCACATCTTCCTGTCCACAATGCAGATAGTCTTGCCCTCAAACACAAGCAGGTCGAATATGTCCCTGTCACCGCTCATAGCTATTTCTACTGGCAGGTTCAGTTCCTTGGCAATATCCTCCAGAGCCTTGTGGTGCTTAGTTCCTGCCAGCATAAAGGCTCGGCTATCAGGGTCTACATAGTAGGGCTTGGTCAGCTTCAGGAACTCCAGCATAGTGCCATTGAGTAGCTGAGTAGTGCTGGCTACCCCCTTCCACTCCCGTTCCTGGGCTATAAGATGCAGGTCTGGTTCTTCCTGACACCTTTCCCCCATCCTGCACTCTTTGAAGCAGTCCTCCAGTTTAATCTTTGCCCTATCGGGACAGATAAATCCTTCGAGTGGCATTATTCTATCTCCCATCCCTTGAGTTTGGCTTGCCAACCTATACTGGTAGTAAAACTCATTTGTCCATAATTCTTTTCACCCCAATGCTGATTAATAAACTCCACCACTTCCCTTATCCCCGCCCGCTTCCATTTTAGTAAGTATTGTTCCAATTCGCCAGCACAAGTTTCATACCCCGCCCTGAAGGAGATTTCAGCTTGGGCTTCTTTAATAACTGTTACAACTTGTCTATAACCCTCAGTACCACGAGCAAAGTCGTTCTGTCTCAGAAGGGCATTCATTTCCTCTTCACTTATTACTGTATCTTTAGCTTCCATTATACCTCCTTAAAAATAGGGCAGGAGGGGGAGATTAGGTAGTTACCCACCTCCTGGAGACCCCCCTGCCAAACTATCCTCCAGGCTTAGTACACTGTATCTCCTAAGCAGGCGAAAACTCTAGTTGTGTCCACTTCCCCTCCAGTTCAGCCAAGTCAGGGCTATCACAGATGGGGCATCTATCCTCTGGGTTTGTCTCCTCATCCATAGAAGAACTGTGATAGCCGTGAGAGCAGTCTGCCCTAGTCCCCTTCCAATGGCAATCCTGGCACTCCACCATAGCCCTATCTGTATGTCTGGACATAGCTACCTCTTCAAGCTAGGCAGTCTGACCATCTGCGGTGGCTGTGGTGGTCTGCTGGATATAAGGCACTGGGCAACTGGAGCACACATACCCTTGGTGACTACTGCTCCTAGCTGGTTGACTGACCCTATCCTGATGAACACAGCACACTTGTCCTCAATACAGGGAACTTTGAAAGCAGGACACATCTTCCCACCCTCTTCCTTGATTTCCTCTGATTTCTTAGCTTCTTCTTCCATTCTTACCTCCTTCTTATTTAGTGGGCTTATTCTTTACAAGACCACAAACAGTACAACGTATCCCCATATCCTTTTCTTTAGAGAGACTCTTACAAGGATTATGAAGCCTGTTTCCTTTACCATACTTTGTGTCCTGAAATTCATTCTTACAAGAGCAGGGATAAATCATATCTCCTCCTTTTTAATTTCCTCATTAGAGCCTACCAGCCAGTAGGTTGCATCTTCCTACCCTTAATTCCAAATGCTCTGCCGATTGGCTTTACAGGTTGGTTAGTTACTTCCCACCCTTGAGTCATTACAGCAAGATATTCGCCCTAGCACTCTTTCGTGCATCCACTCATATTTCAGAGCATCTTCAGGTGGCTGGTAAGCTCGGTCAGGAAACTAACTAGCTCGGCAGGGCGTACACATCCTTAGTCCCCTGCTTGACCACAACCAGCTTCCCATCATGTACCAGGGACAGGGTTATTGCACCCGACTTAGCCAATGCCAGGAGAGGGCTGTTCATAAACAAGGGGTTAAGGGTAACGGCAGTCCTGAACTGTGCCTCTGTCTTGCCTATTGCCAACTTCAAGGCTTCATTCATTGGGTCAGGCTGGACAGGGGCTTCCTGAGCCACTACGGGGGCTGTGAAAGGGTCTGGGGTGGCTGCTGGCACAGCGACTCTGGCTACTGGGGCTACCTTAGCTATTACCTTGGGCTTGGCAGCAGCAACAGCACCTTCCATCGCCACAATGACATAGTTGGTGGAGTTGAACTGGGGCTTGGGGACTCCATCCTTGCCAGTGGCTTCCAGTGTAACCTTCTCCCAGGTGATTCTCTTGCCAACAAGGTCATCTGGAACAAGCAGCTTGAACTTGTCAGCTGACTCCAGGAATCTCTCCACCCAGAAGCTGCCCTTGTAGTCGGAACAGTTCACCCTGAAGTTCCATTCATCCACTGCCATTGATAACTCCTCTGTTACCTCAAGGACTTCAATATCAGTAGTATTGATTTCCAGGAACTCTTTGGGCGGAAGGGGCTTCCCCTCATCATCCACCAGTTTCCCACCCCACTTCCCGAACTCCGCCTTGGTAACAGTCCCCTTAAACTTCTGGAGGGCAGCCTTGACCTGGGCAAACCCTGACTCTTGTGCTTGGCTTCTATCCGTTAATGGCATTACTTAACCTCCTTCTGTCGTGAACACTTTATTATGGCTAGAGTCAATGGAGGTTCGGAGCTTTTTGAGTTCATTTTCTAGTTGGGCTCTAATTGCACGCAACTCCTCCACAGCTTTTACCATTTCATCCAGTTTACCCTGGGGGTCTTTTTCTGATGGCATTATTTCTTAACCTCCTTTACTTCCTCTCTTTTCCAAAGCTCCTCAAAGACATCATTGAAAGCCTTGGCTATTTGCTTTGGTGTATTGTGAGAACTCCCTCTCACAACAATACCAATGTCTGGATTACCTTTCTTGTCCTGGGTACTGTAAATCTCTATTTCCAACTCATTCCTCCTTTGTAATAATTTCCCCCTTACTGACCAACCTTAACCTCTTACTTGACACCTCCTTATCAGTCTCTTTTTTCCAGTCATCATAGTAGACACACTTATCTCCTGTCTCGTATAAGCAGTACTTATCCTTGCGATTGCACCTTGTCTTATCAGAATACCAGGTTCTCTTGGACTCAGGGCAGTCAAACTCCTTGTCACTGGATATCAGCTTGCTCGGCTTGTTGCCTCTCATTGGCTTCTCCTCTAACAGACCATAGGTAATTATTGAACAGGATATTAGTATTGGGAATCTCCCTTGTTGCCTGTCTTGCCTTGAACTGGAGTTGTATTCCACTGGGTTGCTGTGTCATAAAGCACAATGTATCCACCCATCCCGTTAGCCTGGAATGTCCCCTAGCCCTGTCGGTGGCTGAAGATGTCAGCATATTCTTGTTGGTATGGTGGACTATCACCAGTGAAGACTCGAACTCTGCCTTCAGTTCTGACATCCTTCCAATCCAGTTAGCCATCTGTTGACCATCATTCTCATCACCACCGAAGCAAGCAGCCAGGCAGTCCAGGACAATTACTTTTGGCTGGAGTTCTCTCACTAAAACTCTGAACTCATTAAAGTTATGGTCATCATCCAGATACTTCAACATAGGGGATGTTTCCCACAGCATTTGTTCCTGTGGGGTTATTCTCCTTGCCATCTCCTTGAGTCTCCAGTGGTAGGAGATAGGGCTAATCTCAAAGTTAGCCAGGAGCACCCTTGCCTGTGTGGAGTGGAAGCCTAGCCACTCTTCCCCCATTGAGACACAGAAGGCAAGATGCTGCACCAGCCAGGACTTCTTCACCTTTGGCTCACCATAGAGGAGCATAACACCCTGCTTGGGTAGTATGTCATTGATGTAGAACTGAGGGCGAGGTATATTCTGTAAGACATAGGCACTGACATCATGGTAAAGCAATCTGCTCCCCCTTCGTAGATAGTATCAAGTTAGCACATCTCATCGGACTTGTCAATAGCTTCAAACCAGATATATCCAAATAACCTGCTAAGGCTAACAAGCAGGAACATTCCCATCACTTTACCTCTACTTTCCGCCAGCCTGTTTCCATTTCTTTGGACAGAATACATAATCACACTCAAAGTTGGTTACAAAATCAGGTATATCCGCCACTTTCACCCAGCCCGCCTCTTTAGCTAGTTCTGG